GGCAAGACCAGTGGCTGCACTACGGGCTGATTCATTTGCCCAAGTAGTCTTTTCTGCCTCTGGACTCATCTTTAACATTGTTGTAAAATCTGCAAGACTCATCATCGGTGCTTTACCTTGTGTTCCATCAGGACGTAAAGCCTTGTCAACTGCAGGATTACTTAGGTCAATTGTGTCTGGGTCTATTTCCCACCATTTAGCAACAGCACTTAGGTAAGGTGTTACTAGGTCACGAACTGTGGCTCCAGGTGTTGAAGCAAGACGGTCTGCTAATAGTGGATAATTCTTTGCAGCCTGTGCTGCATAGTCTGCCTTAATCTTTGCTTCGGTTGTTGCTCCAGAAGCAAGTTGAACAGCAAGTTGATTAACTTCTTTATCACCTAGGTAATCAATACCGTTGTTACGAAGAACGCTCTTTACTGTTGATAGTGAGGTAAATGCCTTGGCTGGAAGAGCCTTTGTATCACCAATGTTTACCTTAGCCCACAGATAATTCTCAGTAAAGGTCTTAGCATTGAAGGTGCTAGGTGTTGTAATGGTTTCATACCCACCAGTGGTCAATACCTTTTGAGTTGTCTTGGTTCCCTCTGCTGCAGCCTGGTTAATCTTAGTCAAGAAGTCTTGCTTATCAGCCTCAGTTAATTGAGTCATATCAAAGCCAATATCCATTGCAACATTCTTTATTGTTGCTTCTGCGATTATTGGAGTGTATTCAATCTTAGCAGTGGTTGTTACACCAGCAACATTAGGGTTGTTGTTGAGTAAGTCTGCAAGGACTTCAACTGGAGTGGTCTGTCTTCCACCCTTGTATTCAACAATAGCACCATCTACGATTTTGCCCCATAAGGATTTACGAGCAGAGTCAGTTGGGACTACGTTGGTAGCAAGAAGATACTGGGTAAGGGCTACTTGAGTTTCTTGTGGAAGAAGAGCATAAGACCTTTTAGCAGTGCTTGCCTCAACCTTGACAATATTGCCCTTAGCATCTACGTTCCAAAGATAAGTCTTTTGAGCCTTAGAACCCTTTTGTGCAATAACTGGAGTTTCAGGTGCTGCTGGTATTGTTTCAGCCATTACTTATTCTCCTTAGACTTCTTTGTGTCAACATTTGCTTCCTTTAGGTTATCATTCAAGAAATATCTATCAATGATGTTTCCCAATGCTGGGTCCCAATCTTCTCTAGTTTTTTCTAAGTAATCAATCCAAGCCTTTTGAACTACTCCTTTAGAACCAGATGGAACATCTGCATATAGTTTTGCATAATCATCACGGTATTTAATAAAAGCCCTAGCGTGTTGCCAGAATTGAGTGCTACCAAACTTATCCATATAGGATTTATCGTTTAGAATTGTTTGCATTCCGATAGCATTAACAACGGCGTTATCTCCAGAAAGACTTTTCTTGTATGCCACATTCCATTGTTTACTTGCTTTTCCTAATGTATTACCATAATCCTTTAGGGACTCGACAAGTTCAGGCACGCTTCGATAACTGGCATAGCCAGCCTTAACCGCTGCCTCATTATATTTATTCTTTAGGTCGGTATACGCTTTCCAATATTGTGATACTTCTAAATCTCGTTGCATTTTTTCAACAGATTTAACTGGCTTGTTTAATATAGTTCCACCAGGAAGTGTCGTATTAGGGTCGCTTAAGAATTTACCAGCCTGAGAATCAGTTCCATAAGGAATGTCTGCGGTCATAAGACCAACTAAAGAACCACCTGGCTCTAACAGTTCTAACTTCTTAGCCAAGTCTTTATGGTCTACCCAGATACGGCTAACTGTTTCTTGGCTGCTAGGAGCATAGATAGATTTAGATAAAGACTTAACATTTAATACATCTTGGCTAATGGTTCCTTTTGGAAGACGTAGCATTTGGTTGACATCTTGTTCTGCTAGGTCTGCAGCCTCTGTGCGTGATTTACCTTCTGCAACATAGGCATTAGCCTTTGAGTTGAATAAGTCTGAAAATACATTACCTGGCTTAGTTTCAACATAAGCAGGTGTTCCAATTATAGAACCAAATTGCCACTTAAACTTAGTAAAGTAATTCTTCTTTACTTGCTTTATTACGCTATCGGTTGTTGGCTCTGGACCAAGACCTGCATCATAAAGAATCTGTTGGTATTTGAATTCAGATGAAACTGAGTTCATCCAATCAACTGTTCCATCACCATTTGGAGATAGATACTTACGTAATGCTGGCAACCAACCTGGGGTTACTGCACGCTGGACGTTAGCCCCAACACTTGTTTCAACTCCATATGGGAATAATTCATCATATGAATATCCTGGAATCTTACCTATTGTATTATCAATAAGTTTCTTTACTTCTTTATCAGAACCTTTTTTGGCACTATATAGAACGCCCATTGGTATAGGAACAATCCAAGAAGGACCTGCAAAGTTAACAGCAAATGTAGTGGCTCTAATTGGGAATTTAAGTCCTTGTCCACCAAAACGACTTTTCATTTCTTTAGTTCCAGGAACAACTAGATATTCTGCATCCAATACGTTTTCAACTGGATTACCATACTTATCAACACCAAATGAGTTGTAAAGTCCATAGTAACTATTTACAAATCCACCAAAGCGTGCAGGATTCTTAACTGCTAGTCTTGAATAACGATAAATACCGCTTGCTGCTGCAGTAGGGAATGCTGCCACAGTTCTAGCCGCAAACAATGCGCGATTAGCGCGGCGGATTGAGTAAAAAGTCTTCTCTAGATTCTGAACAACCTCAGTTGCTGCAGATGTTCTAATACCATTGATTACAGTTGCATCAACATCATAACCCATAGCATACAAAGACTTAAGTTTATCTGTCATAATTGTCTTATACTCAGTGCTTGCCCAGGCATAACGGAACATATTTTCTGGCTTTGCCAGAGTAGTCCAAGCCTTAGCACTAAGTTGGTCAACTAAATCTACAAAGCGTGTAGCACCAGCGCTTTTTACTGAGTAAGCAACCTCAAGTGGTTGAATAGGAGTAAGTGCTTGTGGTTCGTCTGCAAGAATTTTAGCCAAAGACTTAGAATCAACTGCACCTAAACCAGCAATGCGTTGTGCCTCTGCTGATGGAAGGTATCTATTAACATAACCAATTTGGTTATTTATAATATCAACGATGTCGCTTTCAGTCTTACCAAATTCATAAGCATATGAACGAGCCTGACGAGTCTTGCCCCAGGCAAGTAGTTCATCACGAGTTGCTCCAGCAAGAATCTTGTCTACAAGAACATCTCCACGCATATAGTTGTTAACAACAAATGCAAGTTCATCAAAGTAGTGAGGACTTGATATGTCAGTTACTGTCTGTGGACCCTTGCGGTTAAATATATTAACCTTTTGTGCAAAGAGTTTATCTCCAGTTAGTTCAATCTGACGGGTATGAGTGTTAGCAACTTCGCTCTGGTATCCATCGCCTAGGAAATTCTTGTCACCAAACTGTGGGATACCTTCAATCTTTTCACCATTAGCCATAACTGCAGTAAACGGTTTTTGAGTTCCATAGTTTATGGTCCGTCCATCGGAAATCATAAACAAATCAGCCTTGTCAGCGTGAAGTTTACCAAAATCTTGGATATTAGATTCCATACTTGCGTAAGCCTTGGCAATTTTTGCTTCAATAACTTTAAGGTCTGGAGCAAGAGTTTCAATATCTCCAGCAGCCTTGTTGATTATAGATTTAGCATTTGCAACTTCAGATGCCATAGCCAATGCTTCAGGATTAGGTGCAGCAAATTCATCTTTTTCAACAATAAATTTTTTATCAAACACAAAACTTGGGTGCATTTCTGGGGGAACATATCCTGCGCCTACTGGCTTACCAGCACTGCTTCCAACTGTTTCCACAAATTGTGGTTCTTTATTATTTTTAATTTGCTTAGGTTTTCTTCCGCCTTCAGCAACCATTTCAGATTTATAACCACGAACAACTCTTACTGGAACATAAGGAATTCCCATTTCGATTGCTGCTTGCAATCTATGGTTTCCTTCTCCTACATATGCTAAACCAGTTTCATTATCATAAACAACCATTATAGGGTCTTGAAAAGGCTTGCCTTGAAATTCTCTAGTAGCAAATCCTTTTCCTTCACGCAAAGATTTTTTAAGTGCTTCTATTCCTTCAATGTTGCTAAGTTTATTTCCAGGCATATCTTTAAGTGCAGATACTTTTACAAGCCCAACAGTATTTCTGCTTCCTGGCAATCCACCAGAGCCACCATCTTTATATTCTGCAAGTCCAGGGAATAATTCTTTTTTAGCAGTAGACTTAGAAGATTGATTAATAACATCTTCAAGATATTTAACTCTACGAGTTAGGTTGTAAAGACTAGGTTGCTTTAGTATTTGTCTAGTAAATTCAGGTGCAGCAGCGTTTAGTTTCTCTTCAATGCTGCGTAGATACTTTTCAGCAGCGGCTAAGTCGCGCTTTACAATATCAGCATATTCAATCTTTGTCTGTGGAGAACGACCCATTGGGTCATCAAAGAATTTGAAATATTCTGCTATGTGCTCATCAAGAAGTTCTGTGGCATTTGCATATTCTTTTGAAAGCAAATCAAAGTCTTTTGCAAGTGCTCGTTTTGCTGAAGATGTAAGATTTTGGCTTGCATCAATACTACGCAAAACGCGAGTCTTGTTATTTTGAATAGCATTTTTTATGCCACTTGAAAACTCAGATGTAATAGCCTTTGAACCCTGAGATAATATTGATACCAATGCTGGCTCAATAATTGAGTTCTTGCTAATATATGCTGGGCGAACTAGTTGTGTAAATGAGAACGCTCTGTTTCCAGCCTCATAAACAAAATCTGTCGCTCTAGCAACATTGCGCTGTCCACGCTTCCAAGCATTTTGTGCTCGCAAGATGTCGCGTTCAATTGTGCCAACATTAATTAATGGTGTTGCATTTCTTAATTGACGTTGAGTTAACTCGTCAGTTACGTATCTAACACCTGCTGCATCCATAGCATAAGCATCATTTGCTAAACCGTTGTGAAAACCGCGAAGCATACCCATAGACTCTTCAATTAGTCCATCAACATCTGTTTGTTTTACACCATAGGTTCTAGCAATATCTCGGATTAGTTTTTCATTTAGGCTGTCTATTACAAGACCACGAGCGCCGTCAGAACCAGCAGAAAGGTAGTCACTGATAATTTTAGTTCTGTATTCAGAAACTGGAATAGCCTCAGTTTGAGAAATCTTAATCATATTTGAACCATTAGTAAATAATTTAAGGTCATCAAGATGAGCGTTGATTTCTTCAACAGCATCCATTGGGCGAAGACCAGAATTTGTTACTACGCCACGAGGCATTTTGGTTGTAGCAAATCTAATCAATGAAGTAGCAACATCGCTTCTTCCGATTAGTTGTTGAGTCCAACCACCGACATTTGAAAAGTCACGAGTTGCGCTGGCTGTTTTAAGTTCTGATACACGACCACGAACTTTTGCGTATGTTCCACTACCAAGAATTGGCTCAAGTGGTTGATAAAGTTTACCAGCAGCACGAGGAACTGAATCAATATCTCCGACTTTAACACCACGAGCAGCAAGTGAAGGAGTTACCTCAAGGACTGTTCTATCCTGTAAAAAGGCATCATATATTTCTTGGTGCTTTGGATTCTTAGCAATAGCATCATCAAATGCTGCAGCAATTCTTTGACGTTGCTCGTATGTATGTGTGCGAAGTTTTCCAGTTGCAATAAAATCTGCTTGAAGTTCTGCTTTTGCTCCACTCATAACCCATAGGTCATCAGATAATTTAGCGTCAACAAGACGTGCAATTGCTGGAGCATATCCCTTGTCAGCAAGAATAAAATCACGAACCAACTCTGGACTTTCAGTATCACGAATAAGACCAGGAAGACGTGGGTTGTTTGAATGTGGCTTTAGTATAGTTACTATCTCATTTATATCTTTAGATGCAGCAAGGCGAGTTATATCGTTTCCGATAACTGTTTGTTTTCCAGCCAAATGCTCGTCTATTCTTGCTTCAAAATCTGTAATACTTTTTAATGTAGTAGATAATCCTGCTTTGCCTCCTACGGCTACAGCACCTTTTACGGCTCCAGCAGTTGCAGCAAATATTGCAGCATTACCAATAAGAGCATCTGTAATTCCAGACATATATCTGCCAGTTACATTTTCAGTAAAATTCTTTTGAACGTCTTTATTATCCCAAAGATTTACCCTGTCAATATCAACTCCACCATTTTCAAGTATAGCGTCTGATATTCCAGTAAGATGCCAAGGATTAAGATATGACTTAGTAAGTGCTACACCAAGAGAAACATCTTTTGTTCTTTCGTAAGCAGCCTGTAAATCTGAAAATTGAAAACCTTCACCATAAGTGCCAGCATCATATAACGGGCTAGATGGGTCAGTGACTAATGCTGCAGCAGCAATTGGACGCTTTACATAAGGACTAAATACTTTTTCTTCGGCTGCTTGTCCAAGCATAAGAAGCGGGTCATATTGTTTTACTCTTTTTGTAGTAAGACTCGTTGCAACATCTGTCATTGCTGCTTTAGCCTCGGATGTTAGTTGTGCTCCGCTAGTAGCAATAATTGGTTCAATTGCTTTGCCTGTTGCAAATTTAACTAGTCCCTGAGTTTTGGCAGCATTTGGATTTACAATATCAATTCCAGTAGCGGTTAAACCTTCGCCAATACCTGAAAATGTTTTGCCAACAAATTTTCCAATTCCTTTGGCTACACCACTAAGTTCGTCTGTGAAGTCGTTCCAAAATGACACTACTTCACCACGCTTCCTGGATTAAAATTAGATTCAGAACCACCCTGTGGGTCAATTCCAGTTAATGACTTAATGAAAGTATCTCTATCTTGGGCGGATTCCCATTTGACAGTTGACAGGCAAAAAGCAATGCCAAAGTTTTCCGCACCTAGAGAGTTTCCAAATTTATCTAAATGGTCAAAGAATGTATTCTCTTGCCATTGCATTAAAGCATCCCTTTTAGTTTATTCACAAGTCTTTTATATGAATCAGGTGCGCCATCTACACGAGCAGCATTGATTAAGTCAGGTAAATATTTTGCAATTAAATCAGCATTTTCCATTGGACGAAAATCTGGATTAATATTATTAGGCAAAGCCTCTGAACCACGTCCTGGACCAAAATCAACACCATCTGTTATAGGTAGACCTGATGGTTCAAGTTCATCCAATGATGGCATACCCATAAGTCTTGATGGAGTTCCAGTTGGTTGTCCCTGTGGTGCTGCTTGAATGTCTGGCATTGAAGGAGGCGTTACTTGTCCTTGCATATATGCTCCCCCTTTTTGGTCATTAATCTCTTTGTTTTTTGAATATCCAAAACCTGTGTAGTTTCTTCCACTTTGTCCATCGCCACCAGTGGCAGAAATATTCATAGGATTATTCTGTGATGCTTTCTCGCGGAAACCGCCGCTACCTTTACCACCCATTTGAACTCCTATTTAGAATATTGCGTTTCCATCTGGAATGGACCCGCTGAATAAATACTTAATTTAGTTGCAATCTCTACTGCTTGAAGTGGTTCGGCTCCCGCATACAATGCGCCTAGCGCAATTGGTGCTCCAGAACCTACTCCGTAAAATCCATCCCCACTTCGCATTACTGACAAATCTTCATCAACATCAAATAGTTGACCATTGACAGCAATTAAAAATTGAAATCTTGGACCTGAGTCTTTATCTTGTGCTTCATCAAAGTTATAACCATTATCTTTAAGACAAGAACGAAGAGAAGGCATAGCCTTCGTAATCATAAAATGGTAAATATCTTTTTTATCTTTTGGAGTTAATGTTGGCGGATTCCATAAATGCTGGGCTATATCGCAAGGTGCAACTTCGCCACTACCACCAATTATAAATGCTCCGCGCTTATTAAGTTTTGTCATATTTGGGTGGGACCATTGTCGCCCACTGTCATCACTTACTAGGCTATCTGCTACTAATACACAACTGTCTTCGTATTGCACGCCAATAATTGTAGTCATTGTCCCCTACTTTCTTATTGACGATTAATAGTTCTTACGCTTGCATTAGCGCCACCTGCGCTAGTTAGACTTGATAAAATGCTTTGAATATCTGGACGACCTTGTGGAGCCATCTCTTGTGGTGCAGGACCTGCGCCCTCTGGAGAAGGAGCGCCTCCTACTGGACCAGTGCTGGGAGCAGGGGACGGTTGCTCTACCATAGGTGCAGCAGTTCCAGCAGGAGGAACTTGTTGCTTCGGTGCAAAGGCTGCTCCTATAGCGTCTTCCAACGCTTGTCCCTTTTGGCGAGCCTTGATTACTTCAGCAATCTTTAGAACGATGTCGGAAACATCTTGACCTTGTGCAGCCATCGTAGGAATGGCTTGAGTCAATGCACTTACAGAGTTAAGAAGCGAGTCACGCATCTTTTCTGTTTCAATCTTCTCAAGTTCTTGGGTTACGTTAACTGTAAATGGAAGTTCACGCATTGCCATATCCTTGGAGATTAAACCGCCACCAAGTGCTTGAAGCATAAAGATAAGACCCTGGGCTGGATTTAGACCAGCGAGCATTCCATAACGGACATCTGCTGAGTAATCACCCTTGATGTCTTTAGCAGGTAGATAAGTTACCTCGTAAGGAGAACCAGAGTCAACGCCGCGAATAGTTTTTTCTGCTGGGAATAGTTTTTCATCTACCTCAAAGCAAATATTAATTACATCGCGTAGTGCTGATGCAAAGATTGCTTGAGCAGATTTAACTTGGGTATCAAATGCACCCATAAGAGCCTGAACGCCTTGTCCTGTGACGATAGAGGCATTGACGTTACCTGTGCGAGATTCAGGATAACGAGCACCAACACGTAGTTCTTGATTAAGTAGTGTTGATTCATTAAGTGCTGCTGGAGAAATTGATAGTTCTACACGGCGAACACCCGCTGGGTTGTTTGTGCGGATAACCGCATCTCCACCTAGTTCAAATTCCTGAACATCTTGAGGAAGGACGATAGGTGCTTGGACAGACTTCTCTGCTGCTTCCATTGCAAGTAACGCGAAGCGATTGCGAAGAAGTTGAATGCCAAGAACATCATCAAATTGTCCACGTAGTTCATCATCAATAGATGGCTTACGGGCAACTACAACCATCATTTTACCAAGAGGATTCTTGGCACGTGATAACAACAGATTGTCCCTTGTTGGCACGTAGATGATTGATTGGTCTTTGTCGTAGTAGCGGACTACTTCAAGTTCAGAATTAATGCTTGAGGAATATTTATTCCCGTCAAGTAGTTGAGTTTCGTATTCTGGAAATTGAGCAATAAGTTCTGCTACGGACATTTTGTAAGACTTAACAAATGCTACACAGCGACCATAGCGGTCAAACTCAGGGTAAGCCCCTATAGGATTTTCTATGCGTATGCGTGGCAGTTTGCTATCTTCATCCAATTCAATTACGAATGGGATAAAACCATATGTTACATACCAGTCAGCACCTTGATACATATTGACCGATAGGTCTGAGTGCTGGAAGTAGTTAGATGCGATACGAGTGCGCTTGTCAGCAAAGTTGCGGGCGCGGTCATTAACTGAGTTAGCAGCCGAGCAGTTGATTGCTGGAAGCGGAGCCATTACTTCTGACAAGTCGCGTGCGACAATATCAATGAAGTTTGCTACTACGTTTGTATCAACACCATCTGGAAAAAAGTTTGGGTAGACTTCTGATATTTTACCTTGACGAACGGCTAGGACATCTTGGTTGCGTTGGTCGCGCTCGGCATTGCGCCCTCTGAGAGATTGAACTCTCATTACTACCTGTTGCATATCTAATGCCATTGCTGTCCTATCGGTTAAAGGAAAAAATTAGAAAGATGGGCGGTAAAGTTTATCTACAGTTTTTGATTTAGAAGTAACTCCACCAGCATTTCGCTGAAGGTCTACTTTTGGCGCGTATTTTCCGACATAAGTAACAGTTACTTCATCATTTGGAAACTTTGCTTTTACAGCATCGTATCCCATTTTAAGTCCTGTTTTAATATTATTTAGTTCACCGCGAGTAGGTTTTTTTGCCATTTGTTTCTCCTTAACTGTATTGTTGCGCCCATTGTTCGGCGTAAGCGTCATCTAGGTTTACTGTCATACGTTGGTTCATTTGTGCTCTTGTTGCCCAACGGTTTGAAGCGTATCCATTAATTTTTGTTCTCTGTTGCATAAGTTCTCGGCAACGAATAACCGCAAACCATAAAGCCATAACACAGTCTGTAGGGTTCTTAGTATCAGGTTTCCAAGTAATCAATTCTTGCACTAGCGTCTTAAGACCTTCAGAGCCTTCGTTGCTAGGTAGTTCAATTAAGTTGTTATCTTGGAAGCGACCATCTCTGGTATTCCCAAACAGCGCAGCCATAGATGCCACACCAAAACCAACATCCCATTTGTTCTTACCAGTGAAGTGTGAGTTCAATTGGCAACCGTGAGAGGCTAGATAATTTCTTAGTTCATCATCCAGGGCGTAAGCCTTCTGGTGAGCATTGATTTCAATTCGTATTTCTTGTGGCTTGTAGCGTTCAACCCAGTCTTCAATAAGACTTTGAATCTTGGCTGGAGAGGGGTCTGTCATATTGATGCAATCTAAAACATATATCTTGCCATCAGACTTGTTGTAACTTACTACTACTGCTCCCGTTGCCCCCGCCATAGCAGGGTCAAGTCCGATAACTGTGTAGAGTTGGTCTGAGTTCTTTGGATGTCCTGGTGTTCCTGCTTTGAGTGGTCCACGCTTTCGCATTCCATTGACGCTACCCGCAACGCAGGTTGGACTGAAGATGGAATCGGATTGAACATCTTCTTGTTGGTAGACCATAGCCCAGACTGACGGAGCAACCTCAGACCTTCGAGTAAAGAGCGCGGGTCCGTCCCACTTGGGATATAGCCCTTGCTCGTCAACTTCATCTATGTCGCCCTCTGGTCGGTCAGTCTTAGCCCAAAGAGTTTTCCAGTTTGCTGGCTTCTCATCAAATTCTAAAACTGCTGGTTGTGAAAAGTAAGTAAATGGAGATTTGCCCCCAGTCCATTGGGAACCATCTCTAATCATTTTATAAAGGTCAATAGGTGCGACACGGGTTCCTACTACTAGTAGTTTTCCGTGCCGACCCAATCGCGTGATAACTTCCTTTTGAAGCCATTCAATTTGCTTCTCCCACTCGTGGGCATTTGAGTTCATCACAACGTCATCTAGGATAATCAAGTCAGCGCGAGCACCGTAGATTTGAGAACCAAATCCTAGGGCTTGGACCGTAGGGTCTTTCTCGCCTGAGTCGCGTCCCGTTCCTAGATAAATCATATCTGCTGACCATTGAGTTGCGTCAGATTTGTAACCGCCATTAG